CGCAAGGTTAAGAATGTTACGATGTATGACCCCAAGACTGGGGCAACTGAGTGGAAAGAAGAAGAGCTAGACGAGTCTGATGTCGAAGATGTTATCTGTTATCTTGAGGAAATATTCATTCCTAAGATTTGGGAGCCAGACATTCAACAGCAGGATGAACTTATCTGGAGACAGATGATGAAGTTCTCCGACTTTAAGAACGCCTTTAAGGGTTACTCTAATGCGAGGTACGTGATGCCAGGGAGCCAGTTTTCTGACTCTTCAATATTCTCTGACTTCATTTCGTATGATGTCCGAGGCAGCGACTTCGTAGAAGTATTTAAGTATTACAACGTACCAAAGGACCAATATGCGATTATCGCCAATGGTGTTCTCTTAAACGGCGTAGAGGACGCCGAAAAGAAGTGCGAGGTCCCATCCCCTCTTCCTTGGAATCATAAGAAGTTGCCATTCTCCAAGAGTATCTTTGAACCTATCGAGCCTACGTTCTTTTATGGTATGCCTCTGGCTATTAAGGTTAAGTCTCCCCAGGAGGCGTTAAATCGTATGTGGGAGTTGCTATTGGAGCGTGAGACTCGTTCTGTGGCCGCCCCAATTATTACGACTGACCCATCTGTAGAATTAGGTTTAGAGTTTAAGTCTGGCCATATTTATCAAGTCCAAGCACCCGTAGACCAGTATAAGGAGTTACAAATCTCTGGTGCTTCTGGTTCCTTCTGGCAAGCTATTACGGCACTAGATGGCATTGTTATGAAAACTGGTTCGGGTGGGTTGAATCAGGCATTTATGTCTAGGCAACCTAAGACTGCCACAGAGAATGCCCAAGTTGCTCAGCAACAGCGTGAAACTACCGGACTCTATACATTGTTTTACCAAGACCTGCTAGAGCAGAAGGTTTGGTTGACCTTGCAAAATATGATTCAGTTCTATACCGCGGCTAAGACTGAGAGCGTTATCGGAGACCGTAAGTTCCATAAAATTTTAGCATTGACAGAACAAAAACTTTATGGTGGTGGTATAGGCAACCGAGAGATTCGTATATCTGATAACCCTGCTTCTGCTGAGGAACTGACTAAGGAGTCCTATTTCCGTTCTATATTCCGCAAGGAACACGTGGAGATTATTGAGGTATCTCCTCAGTCTCTTCAGAAGCTTAAGTTCGACATTAAGATTAACTTCGAAGTGGAGAACTCTCCCGAGCAGGAGCGTGCCTTGTTCTTAGACTACGTAACTACAATTACTAAGTTATTCGGTCAGACCGGGCTCATTTCTATGAAGAAACTTCTTTATAGGACTATAGAAAAGTTCAACGAGAATGTTGCTGATATGGTAGACGAGAAGGTTGCAATGGACTACGAGCAGGAACGATTTGGTTTACAGCCTAATGTTGTTCCCCCTCAGCCCGAGCAGGATAATCAGGACAATATGGGAGGCACCCCCGCAGTTCAAGATATAAAACAACAGCAGATAGGCCAGCGGTTTGGAGCTGGAGGAGCTGGTGCTAGAATGGTTAATAAAGGTCAATCACCCACCAATGTTCTTAAAAAGTTTTAATGCCTACTCCTTCAAAGCGTAGGGCGGCACAGCAGTGGAATCTAAATGATTCTAGAATTAAAAATTATAGGGAGACGTATGAACCTCCTAAGAAGGGTACCGCCAAGGTAATTGATGATGCGGAGAAGCAGAGCAAGTCTAACCAGGAATTTATTAGAAAGTCTGGGGTAGATAAGGTTATGCAGATTCGCAATGACATCATTAAGTCTGGAAAGGCCAGCATCCTTCCATCGATGAAGAAGAAAAAATAATGATTCAATTCATTCTAAGCTTCTTCTCTATTGAGTCTTTGTCTCGCTCTATTTTGCGTAGACAGAACATAGAAGGAGCTAGCAAGATTCAAGCACTCAGTATCTGGCAGACCGTATTTAATCGTACTCCAGAGCTTAAAGACTTTCTTAAGGCTAGGGAGATAGAACTGTTAAAGGCATCTGCACTACAAGAGAAGAGTAAAGATTTTATCTTAGGTCAGATTATGGAGAATCGTTTGTGGCAGAAATTCGATGTACCAATGGCTAGTGGAAAGGTCGAGGAAGCAATAGGTAAGGATGTTGCCCCTATTCCAAATAGAGACAGCTTCCTTGGACGATGGAGAAACGGCGTATCGCCAGCTCCTGAGGTCAGTGAATCCAATGGCAACTAAAATCTCAATTAAAACTGGAGTTGTCCCTAAGCCACCGAAATTTAAGTCGGTGAAGTTACCGAAGATTAAATCTCTTTCGATAAAGAGAATAACACCAAAGTTTGCGAATAAGTTTTCTACTGGGATAAAAAACCAGTTCGGAAGAAAATCTAGATAGCGTTTTTCTGTGATATGTGCTATAATTATCGCAGAGTCCGTTCTCTAAAATGTATGGGGTCCTCGCCCACAACGGAGGCATATATTCACCAACATACCAAGTAAAAATATGACGGACATCAAAAAGCAAGTAGAAGAATTGGAGGCTGCTGAGCAGACTCTCCAAGCTAAGCGAGCAGAACTTGATAAAGTTAACGCAGAAACAGAGGATACTAAGGCTAAGAAGCAGGCCGATATTGCTGCTTTAGACGCTGAGCTTAATCGTGTAAAGTCTGACATAGAGACTAAGAAGAGAGAGCGTAGAGAAATAGAGCAGGGAGATAAATCTTTCCAAGAGCGTATGAGAGGAGAGAATCTTGCTGCCGCACAAGAAAAGTTCTTTAGTGAGTTCCAGGTCAAACCTGAGGACCGTGCACAGTACCTAGAAGCATTTAAGCGTTTCGATTCTGGTGCCTTAAACCCAGACCTTATTCTTCAGGACTTTCGAAGAACGTTCGCGTTCCTGAACGCTGATACTCTTATCGACACCAGTCGACGGGTAGAGGTATTACGCCAAGGTTCTAATGAGTTTAATGAGGCTATGTCATCTGCATCCTTTAGTGGCAATGGTTTTAGTGTCCGCCCCCAGGACGAGACACTTACTCAAGAAGAATTGCAGGCTGCAAAGTTCGCGAACATTACTCCCGAGAAATATAAAGAGCTGAAGAAGCAAGGCAAACTAGACTAGGGATTGTACGGTATTAAAGAAACAAAGGTCGCCAAACCAATTTTCCAAACGTATGTTTAGACTTAGGCAAGATGTGTATCAGGGTCAGACCCGCAGGGCTATCCTGAATAACTCTCTCACCGTAAAAGTCGGAGACGTTATTGTCCCGCTGGCTTCGTCCAGTGCGGTCACTAATGCTACCGCATCGGTTGCCGGAGATAAGTATCCGATTGGTATTGTTGTCGGGTTTTCCAAAGCTAACGGCGAAGTGATTGGACAGGGCGTTGACCCTTCCAACACTCCTGTCCAGTTGGTTACGGCGTCCGATAACCTTACTGTCGCGAAGTACTACGCTGTTTATGTTCCGATTACTCCTTCGATGGAGTTTTCTGCGGACTTAAATGCCGTGGCTGGTACTACTTCTGGTTCCGACACAGCGTTCGTATGGTTCAATCTCGCAGATGCAGCTACCCTAAGTGAGTCGTCCGTTGTTGTTTACACGGATGCTTCTGCTCCCTTACAGGTGCTCTCCTTCGGTCTTGACCCAGAGGACACTACGAATAAGCGAGTTATTTGTCGTTTCGCCAAGTCTGGAATGTATCGCCCTTAATCTAAATGATTACTTCAAAGGCAATTGACATCCTATTAAAGGGCGTCCGTGCAGAGTTCACTGTTACAATCGACCAGGCTGAAAAGCAGTTGGCCGCTTATAACAGCAACATCTACATTGATGCTTCTAATAAGACGGGTGCCCTGTTCGAGGAAGTTGCTGGCTATGGTCGGCAGCGGGTAGAGGCAATCCAGATTACTGGAGTGAGCGAATTGCAGCCTACTGAAGAGCAACAGGAGTTCATTGACACCAGCTATTCTCCTTCGTTTATCACCGCCGTGGAACCGTTCAAATTCACCCGTCGCGTAAAAGTGACTCGTGAATCTGCGGAACGACGGGATACTCGTTACCAGAAGGCTCTCAATGAAGCTGCCAAACTTCAGATTGCTGCTGAGAACACTAAGACCCGTCATCGTTTTGACCGTTTCAACAAGGCTTTTGCGGCTGTTACCGCGAAACATTTGTTCGACTACGGCGACGGTGCCGCTCTTATCTCCGCTGCTCACCCGACGAAAGTCCCCGGTGGCTCCAACCAGTCGAACCTAGTATCCGCTTCTGACATCTCCCCAACGGTCATTGAGACCGAAATGTTGGTTCTTCAGAACCAGATTGACGACATCGGTGAGCCGATGCCAATGGGTGGTGGAATGAAGTATTTCGTCGTCCCGCCCTCCAAGGTGAAGAAGGCGAAAGAGAACATTGACTCCGAGTGGCAGATAGATACCGCTAATAACAACATCAACGTATGGCGTGGGGTAGGATGGGTTCTTGTAACCTCTCCCTTCCTTAGTGCCAAACAAGGTGGAAGTGACACAGCTCACTTTATAGTAGATGGTATGTATTCTCCTCTGAAGGATGTGATGTTCCGTGCGGTTACTAATGAGACCTGGTTCGACGAAAACACTAAGACCTTCGTGCACGATATTTCTTTCGAGCACAAGGTCGGTGCATTCGACTACCGTGGTATCGTAGGTAACGCTGGAGCGTAATCTTGAGCGTCTGGCCAGTACGAAAACTGGCCTCCAACAATGAGGAACGTCTCTGTACGCCGAGGCTTCTTCCCAGGATTATGCGTACACAAATACTGAAACTTAATAAGAAGCATTCTACTAAGTCAGAGAGAAGATTCTTGGAGTTGCTAAAGCAACACAAAATCAAGTTCCAGACTAAGGTTAGGATATCTGGTCGAGAGGTAGACTTCCTTATAGGGAAATATGCTATCGACATAGACTGTCATAGTCGGGACGGCTTAAAGGATGAGATGCTAGTAAGAGCGGGATTTATCCCGATACACATAGCTAATCGGGAGGTAAAAACAATTCTAGTATTGTCGTGAACGTAGCCTAGTTAATCCAAATTACTTTCTTAGCATCAGCTAGGAGGGGATAATAAAAAAATGTCTCAGGTATATAAAGTGAGGAATATAGGGGATGAGACCTTCAAGTTTGAGGGTGTTGTTATCCCTAAGGGCGAAGAATCTGGAGAACTTTCTCTAGAAACCTATCAGCGTTTACTTGCACTCTACTATGGGTTCAAGCTTATGCCCGTGGAAGATGCAGCTAAGATTGAGGAAGAGTCAGTCACTTCCGATAGTGACGAGAAAGATGGCGTAGAAGATAAGGACGAAGATGAGGTAAAAGAAACCACAGAATCTTCCGTCGAAGATTCCGATGAAGATACCGAAGAAGAGGAATCGGAGGAAGAAGAAGTAGAAACTCCTAGCCCGAAAGGTCGCCGCGGTAGGCCGAAAAAGTCTGCCGAACCAGAATCCTAATGCAGAACATCGTAAGGTTTCCATCTAGCACAGAAATACCGATTAAGTATTCTGCCGTTGGAGTCTCTAACACAGAGACTGACGCTATTGTAGTAAAGCCGATAGATAAAAACCCAACCTCTATTGCTGAGATTGGAGGCAATACCCAGGCAACTTTATATATCGACTTTACTAAAGACACTCTAACTAAGGTGCAAATCAGGGTCTATGGTTCATATCTTGGTAACCCGACTGCTAATGATTGGTTCCAGGAGACCGTAGAGACTGATTCTGTTGGAGTGGCTACGCTAGATAAGTTCGTCATTGAGCTTTCTGCTAGTGCGAGAATTGCCTACCATATTGCGATTGGGGCGTACCAGGCATTCAAGATAACAGTGCAGAGCGTTGGAACAGTAGGTTCTTCCGCGATTACTCTTAATCTTGGACTACGCACAAACTAATGGCTGTTGTCAATAAAGGTTCTAAGAAGGCTCGTCAGTTCTATCAACGTTCTCTACGCCGACAAAACAAGAAGAAACAATGAGTTCTAATACTGGGGAAGGTACGGAGGTAGCAGCAAAAGACCTGCGGGTTATCCTTAAACAGATAACTGACGCTAAAAGGGAATATGCTGAACTGAAAAAACTTTCCCTATTAGAACAAGAAG